AATCCGAGCAAGGGGGAACACATGACACGCAATGAATTACTAGAGTTGGCAAACGCGTTTTATACAGGCGGTTTTACCGAAAGAGAGATTGCGTTTGCACGGGTTATTGCAGCAGCCGAGCGTGAAGCGTGTGCGAAGGTTTGTGATGTGTTGGCGATACATCCTGAATACGCATCTGAAGTAACAAAGTTGGCAGCATTAGCAATCCGAGCAAGGGGGAACACATGAACGAACAAGACATCAAAATTGACTTGCTGCGGGTGTGTAAGGTTGCAGGCTTGGACAGCGACTTCAATGCCGTTGCATTCCACGCTCTTTGCGACAAGCTGAAGCAACTGGGCGCTGTTGACGAGCGTGAGGCGTGTGCTCAAGAATGCGAAGGTTGGACACTGCTACCCGGTGGATATACAGTCACGTTGGAAGAAGCAAAACAAAGCCTTGTGGCAACTATCGCACGAAAAATCCGCGCAAGGGGGAACACATGACGAACGAAGAGTACAGCCTGCTGTTTCACAGGGCACAGTTAAACCTAGTGGCATTTAGACAGGTAAACCACTGCGATGATGAGTTACGCAAAATGTTGGAGATGGCGGTAGCCGACGAGCGTGAGGCGTGTGCAAAAGTGTGTGATGAGTTTCTCCCGCTTGGTAACAAATGCGCTTATGCCATCAAAGCAAGGGGGAACACATGACTGAGCAGCGCTACTTTGCCGGAGGGCAAGAGTTTTTGTACCCCCACGCAGGCGACCCCCACCCGCCCAGTAGCACTAAGGTGCTCTTGCTATCCAAGGGTGGTATCTGCACAGTGGGGTACTGGGGCGCTACGTGGTGCATTGGCTGGCTACCGCTGCCCAAGCGCAACATGGACAAGGAGGATAGGAAATGAACGATATACCTAATTTCGCAGCGTGGAGCAACGAGAACCTAGCCAAGTTTGCTAAGGAGTCATACGCCCGTATGCAGGAGCAACAAGAGACTATTGAGCAGTACCAGCGCGACCTCAAGGACGCAATGGCCGAAGTACGCAGACTATTTTGGGAGGCAAGCAAATGAAAAAAACTACGATGCAGCTAATGGAAGAGCTGGGCCTGCATGAAGGCGGGGTAGAGAACTGGATTCCTAACAATGCGTGGGAGACTTTTGCCGAGCTTGTCCGTGCCGAGGAGCGTGCGGAATCGCAGGACCGTATCGACCGTCTATACGCACTGTATGAACAAGCTTGCCGACAGCGTGACGAACTAATGGACCAGCAGCGAGCGCAAGTCGCGGCTATGCGAGGGCGTATCCAATGACACCCGAAGCGGCTGTAAAAGCCAAAATACATGCTGCGCTAAAGGCGCAGGGGGCGTATGCTGTGAACTACATAGGGGGGCTGCACGCTAACAACGGCACCCCTGACATCCTCGCTTGCCTTAACGGGCGGTTCATTGGCATCGAAGCCAAGGCGGGGAGCAACAAGCCCACTGACCTGCAGATTCAAAACCTGCGGCGCATTGACATAGCAGGTGGGACTGCCTTAGTTATCAATGAAAACAACTTGGAGCTTGTGAATGACCTCCGAAAATGCCGATCCAATTACTACTTTTTTGTCCGCACACCAAAAGCCGATGACGAAGCAGGAGGAGCGCCGACTAAAAGAAGTGCTACGTAAACGCGAAGCTTATGCAAAGAAAAAACAACTTAACTGGAGTAACAACTATGACACAGACACACGACATGGACTGCTCGGACGGAGCCAAGATGCTGATCGAACGGATGCAGACGCACCCTGAGGACTTTAACTACGGGGGTAAGCTGTACCGGGTGCTGGATGTGGAGCGGTTATCAGTGCGCGACTTGAAGGCATACAACGATGCCCATGACAAGTACATCAAAGAACCTACCCTCATGGTGTCCGTGCTTCAGGCCCTGCTGGCGCAGCCGGAGGAGGAAGAGATAGGGATGACAAAGTTCAAGACGCAGGGTAGGTATGCTTTTGGACAGGCAATACCTAAATCCGAAGTAGGGTCAGTTTTTGATCCCCTCACTCACACCAACCAACAGCGCATCACCCGTGAGATGTACGAGGACCACATCCAGACGCACAAGGAACTCATCAAGGCCAAGGCCATAAAGCAACCTACCCCGAGCAAACTCTCCGATATCTACAACAAGGCCCTCGGGCGTGAAAGAATCGAACGTGACAACTAGCCTAGTAACCTGCGACCTTGAGACCTACTACAGCTCAACCTATTCTTTATCGAAATTGACCACCGAGGAGTACATCCGCTCCCCGCAGTACGAGACCATCGGCATATCGCTGAAGCTCGATGACAACCCGACCGTGTGGGTGCCTCAGCCAAAGGTAGCCAAAGTACTACGCCAGAACGACTGGAGCAACAAGCTGGTCATTTGCCAGAACACAGCCTTCGACGGGGCTATCCTGAACTGGCACTACGGCGTTGACCCGCTGCTGTGGATTGACATCATGGGCATGTCCCGTGCGCTGTTCCCGCATGAGCGATCGCATAGTCTTAAATCGCAAGCTGAGCGTATGATGGTGGGCGTCAAGGGAGACGAGGTGGTGAAGGCGCTGGGTAAGCACTACGCTGACTTCACGCCGGAAGAACTATCACGCTACGGCGAGTACTGCTGCAACGATACGGACTTGACCAAGTTGTTGTTCGACAAGTACATGGCCGTGGGTTTCCCTAAGATCGAACTGAGACTGTTAGACTTGACGCTGCGCATGTTCATCAATCCCGTGCTGATGCTTGACGAGCCCAAGCTGCGCATACACTTGACCGAGGTGCAGGAGCGCAAGCAGGCCCTGATGGAGTCGGTGCGCGATACGATGCTGGCAGAGGCTGACCCGGACTACGTGCACGCTATCTTCAGCGAGGGTATGGCAGGCATCAAGAAGCTGCTGATGTCCAATGACAAGTTCGCTGCGTTGCTGCGCAAGTTTGATGTGGAGCCGCCTACCAAGGTGAGCCCTACCACGGGCAAGACGGCGTATGCCTTTGCCAAGACCGACGAGGCATTCAAGGAACTAGGAGAGCATGATGACGAGCGTATACAAGTACTTGTGGCGGCGCGCTTGGGTAACAAGTCTACGTTGGAAGAGACGCGTACACAACGCTTCATTGAGATGTCCCATCGTGGGGTATTCCCTGTGCCTCTTCGCTATTATGGTGCTCACTCTGGGCGCTGGTCTGGTTGCTTAGTTGCCGACACTCTGGTTACCGTGTATGATCCGGTCTTAGGGGTTGTTGAAAAGTGCATTACTGATGTACTAGCCGACGATCTTGTGTGGGATGGCGTGGAGTTTGTGATGCACGAGGGCGTGCAGTTCAGCGGCTACCAAGAAGTCATCGCGTGGGACAACGTAACAGGAACACCAGAACATGTCGTATTCACAGACGCCGGAGAGATTAGCTTACGAGATGCGATGCAGGGAGGCCACCGCATCCAGACTCCCAGCAGCCCTAGCCAAGACCTTGTGGACGCCGCTAGGCGACTTGCGAACGACTACCAAGAGTAAGCTGCTTTGCCGATGCCAGTGCGGGGTAGAGAAGCTGCTGCGGGTGCGCGAAGTTCTGGACGGCAAGTCGTACTCGTGCCGTAGCTGTTCAAGTAGGCTACGTATGCTCGCCATACCTTTGGAAAGTCGAATACAGGTTGCAAAACGAGCCTCGTCCGCAGCGGCAGTTAGCATGACTGCCCGCATGGCTGCGGACCCCTTAAAGGTTCAGTTTGGTAGCGCGGTAGTTGACGCGGTATCGAACACGGGGGCTGGGGCTAAACAGCGTTGTACCAACGCCAACTCGCAGGCGTTCGCTGATTATGGAGGTCGCGGCATCGAGTTTAGGTTTCCTTCAGTACGTTCTTTTACAGAATGGGTGCTAGGCAACCTAGGGCCCAAACCCACTGAGCAACATAGCTTAGACCGCATTGACAACTCTCGGCACTACGAACCGGGAAATCTCCGCTGGGCTACTCGGTCAGAACAAGCGCGAAACAAACGTGTGTATCGCAGAACTAGTAACGGGCAGCGCATTCGAGAGCTGCATTTGCAGCGCCCTGACCTTACGTATGAAACGCTACGCCTATGGATTAAGCAAGGCGCTACCAATGATGAAATTTTGCAAAGGACTAAATATGCTCGTACCAGTGTATGACATTAAAAACTGCGGGCCTAGGCACCGCTTCGTAGCCAATGGAAAGTTGGTGCACAACTCTGACGGGATAAACTTACAGAATCTCACGTCAAACCCGAAGAACCCCAACGCGGGCAAGATTAAGAAGACGATCGTAGCCCCACCGGGCTACGTGGTGATTGACTGTGACTCCTCGCAGATCGAAGCGCGAACCCTTGCGTGGCTGGCTGGCCAGCAGGACTTGCTGGATGCGTTTGAGAACAAGCAGGACGTGTACAAGATCATGGCAACGCGTATCTACGGCAAGCCTATCGAGCAGATTACAGGTATTGAGCGTCAGGTGGGCAAGGTTGTGATTCTGGGCGCAGGCTACGGCGTTGGGCACGTCAAGCTTAAGGTGTTTCTCAAGACCATTGCAGGGGTTGACGTTACCGAGGCTGAGGCTAAGCGAATCATTGACGCATACCGGGCGGCGTACCCCCGCATCCCTGAGTTGTGGCGCAAGGCAGATGATTCGCTGCGTGCCTTGTCGATGGGTAATGGTATGCAGGTGGACGCAGTGGGCGTGGTGAACGCGGTACCCGGCAAGGGCCTGAGCCTGCCCAACGGCCTGCACATCCAGTACCCGGACCTGATTAGGCTTACGGCTGGCGACAAGAAAGAGTGGTCGTACGTATCTAAGGGTGTGGGCGTCAGAGTGTACGGCGGGAAGGTCGTGGAGAACTTCTGCCAAGCTGTGGCCCGGTGCATCATTGCCGAGCAGATGCTGCGTATCGCCAAGCGCTACAAAGTGGTGCTGACCGTGCATGATGCCATCGCTATTGTGGCCAAGGTGGAGGAGGCAGATGAGGCGCGGCGGTTCGTAGAGGACTGCATGCGTTGGCGTCCTCTGTGGGCGTTGGACTTGCCATTGGCATGCGAGTCAGGTATGGGGGCTAGCTATGGGGACTGTTAAACTATAGCGTCCAAACAAATGAAAGAACGCCATGGCGCTTGCACATTCCTATTCGTCCGTTAAAGACTTCGAGGGGTGCCCCCGTAGGTACCATGAGGTTCGCATTCTCAAAAAGTTCAAATCAAAAGATACCGAAGCTACGCTATACGGCACAGCCGTACACAAGGCCTTTGAAGATTATGTCCGCGACAAAACCCCCCTACCGAAAACCTATGAGCAGTTCCAACCTTTCGTCGAGCCTCTTGCCAATGCCTCCGGTGACATACGGTGCGAGGAACGCATGGCCATCCGAGCTGACTTTACGCCGTGTGAGTTTTTTGACAAAGATGTATGGATGCGGGGAATACCGGACTACCTTGCAATCAACCGCGACAAAGGCGTGGCCCGAGTTGCCGACTACAAGACAGGCAAGTCCAGCCGGTATGCAGACATAGCGCAGCTTGAGCTTATGGCGGCAATGGTCATGCTGCACCACTCCGAAGTGAACACCGTCAAAGGCGTCTTGCTGTTCGTGGTCATCGGTGATGTAATTAAGGCGGAGTTCAAGCGTGCTGACCTCCCCACAATCCTGTCGAAATGGGCTGGCAGGGCTGATGCAATAGAGAAGGCAGTAGACGTAGGGGTATGGAACCCCCGCAGTTCTGCGCTATGTAAATTTTGCCCTGTATCTACCTGTGAGTACAACCGTGGCTAAACCTAGAAACTACAAAAAAGAAGCAGAGTACGAGAACTCCCCGGAGCAGATTGCTAACCGTGTAGCCCGCAACCGGGCTCGTCGGCAGTACGAGAAGGCACATGGCGACCTACCCCGTGACGTTGAGATTGACCACGTTAAACCGTTGAGTAAGGGCGGCTCCTCAACTAGCAAGAGCAATCTCCGAGCGGTCCCCGCCTCAGCCAACCGCAGCTTCTCTCGCACCAAGACCGGCGCATTGAAGTCCCAGACATCCAAGCGCGAGTCAAAAAAGTAGGTTAAGATTTCCGTGCCAAGCAGTTGGCATGTTGTTTCTCCTGTTAGGTCTTGAGCCGGGTAGTTTAGCTACCCGGCTATTTTTCCGTTTTCAATAACTCTTTTACTTTTATTTTTATGCAAACTATCGACAACAAAGCACTACTATTTAACACGCGCAAAGCCGCGCAAATCACGGCTCTCATACCCAAGAGCAAGGTCATTGCCTCCAACGGCGACGTTGACCGACTGCTGGTCAACTGGGAGTTTGACGAAGTGCAACTCCTACGCAATCTGGGTATCAAGGACGTGCCCAGTCCCATCTTGGGACGCTACGGCTGGCCGGGCATGTTCACTCCGTTTGACCACCAACGCACCACTGCGGACTTCCTAACCCTCAACCCCCGGTGCTACGTGTTCAACGAGGCAGGCACAGGCAAAACAGGCGCGGCTGCGTGGGCTGCGGACTACCTAATGACCCAAGGCAAGGTCAAGCGGGTGCTGGTGGTGTGTCCGGTGTCCATCATGGAGACGGCGTGGCGCTCGGACTTGTTCAAGACGGTCATGCACCGCACGGTGGCCATCGCACAGGGGTCACGCACGCAGCGCCAAGACATTATTGCTAAGGGCTACGAGTTCATCATCATCAACTTTGACGGCGTAAAGGTCGTCAGCAAAGAACTTATGGACGGCGGGTTCGACCTCATCATCGTAGACGAAGCCAATGCCGTGAAGAATGTGGCCACCGACCGCTGGAAGTACCTTGCTGCGCTTGTCAAACCCAACACCCGTTTGTGGCTCATGACGGGTACACCAGCATCGCAATCCCCTGTGGACGCGTATGGCTTGGCCAAGCTGGTAGACCCCACCTCGGTGCCTAAGTTCTTTGGTGCGTTCCGCGACCGGGTAATGCTCAAGCTCACGCAGTACAAGTGGGTTCCCAAGCAGGATTCCCAGCAGACGGTGTACAACGTGCTGCAGCCTGCCATACGCTTTACCAAGGCCGAGTGTCTTGATTTGCCTGACCTGCTGTACTCCTCACGGGACATACCGCTTACCCCGCAGCAGATGAAGTACTACATGCAGCTCAAGAAGCAGATGATTGCGGTAGCAGCAGGTGAGGAGATTACCGCAGTCAACGCAGCCGCCATGCTTAACAAGCTCTTGCAAGTGTCCCAAGGTGCGGTCTATACGGATACTGGAGAGGTGGTGGAGTTCGATGTCAGCAACCGCATCGCGGCGCTCATGGAGGTGATCGAGAGTACCGACAACAAAATCTTGATATTTGTGCCGTATCGGCACACATTGGACATGCTTCGTGACGTATTAGTCAAGGCCGGACACAGCGTTGAGGCTATCCAAGGCGGCATGCCGCCCAACCAGCGTGCAGAAATCATTAAGCGTTTCCAAACAGAGGACAACCCGCGCATCCTGTTGCTTAGTCCGCAAGCTACAGCCCACGGGATAACCCTAACAAAAGCAGACCAAGTTGTGTGGTGGGGGCCTGTATCATCTACAGAGATTTACCTGCAAGCTAACTCCCGTGCCCATCGGGCCGGACAAGTCAATCACGTCACGGTAACGCATCTGCAGGGTAGCCCCGTGGAGCGCCGGATGTACACCATGTTGCAGAGCAACATTGACCTGCACCAAGGTCTAGTCGATTTGTACAAACAAGTGCTTGACGACTAGATTAGACAGTGTATAATCTGATACGTGGGCAACCCCCACTCCTTTTCTATTCAACGCAAGTCAACAGGAGAAACACATGGATGCTGAAAAGCTAGTCTCGGTTTACGTCAAGATACGTGACGCTAAAGCCGTAAAAACCAAAGAGATGGAAGACGCCATCAAAGCGCTGGATGCCCAGCTCGATGCCATTGAGCAAGAGCTTTTGGAAATCTGCAAAGCTACCGGCCAAGACGGAGGCAAGACCTCCGCAGGCTCATTCACACGGTCTGTCAAGACCCGATACTGGACCAGCGACTGGGAAAGTATGTACGATTTCATTCTCGATCATGAGGTGCCTGAACTTTTGGAACGCCGTATTGCCCAAAGCAATTTCAAGCAGTTCCTTGAGGACAATCCAGACCTCCTGCCTGAGGGTGTTAACTTGGAGTCAAAATACTCCATCACTGTTCGCCGTTCTTCTAAATAATCCATAGGAATCCCCATGAGCAATATGACTCTTTTCTCTTCTGGCGCTGCCATCCCCGACTTCCTGCGTGACGTTAACGATCAAACCCTTAAGGACATTACCGGCGGTACTGGCGGTAAGCAAATCTCCATCAAGGGCGGCGTGTGGCGCATGATCGTTGGCGGTGAGGAAGTCTCCAAGAACGAAGACCGCGCCATGAATTTTGTCATCGTGGCTGCTAGCAAGGGCGTGTCCCGCACTTTCTACGAAGGCAAGTACGAAGAAGGTGCATCCGTCAAACCCTCCTGCTGGTCGGCTGAAGGCGTAGTGCCCAACACCGAGGTG